AGAAACTGTTAACAGAGTTAACGTTAACTGATGATTCGGGTGACACAGCTATGTCACCCCTCATTTCGGGTATGGGTGACAATATGTCACCCCTTATAGCAACAAGTTCCTCCAGGATAATGCGGTACTCTGTTGGTCTACGCGCACCTGCTTTGTGTGTCTCTTCCAATAACCCTGACCGGCGTAGGTCACCCACGATCCGCTGTACCTGGCGCTTGGACATACACACCTTTAGGGCAACACGCTCCATTGATGGGAACACGCGCCCCCCCTCGTCGTTGGCGTGGTCTGCGAGTGCCAGTAGCACTAGCTTCTTAGGTGGTTGTAACTCTGCCTCAAACACCATACTCATCACTCTAACGCTCATGGGCATGCTCCCATAAGTCGTATTCCCAAGCCGTGGCCTCCCAAAATGTTTGCCACCTACTCAACGAGTCTATATCATCCTCGTTCGCACCTTCCAACTCCCTCGTATTCCAATCCAGTTGGTCGCGTATATAGGCTTCTGGAGTATCAATGTCGTGAAAGGTTTTTAGATACATCAGATGGTCCAACGAGTGAATAAGGAATGCAGCAACATCGTTCCCGTTGAGTTCGTCGTGTTCCTCGCTGAATTTCCACTCCTCCAGTAGTATTTTAAGTAGAAATAACTGGTTCAACGAAGGAAACATGGTTGGCCCTTTATTATTGAGTGTGTTCCCCATGTCTTCTATATTGTTGAGTGTGTTCCCTATGTCTTCTAGTTTTCGATCTATGTTTCGAGCCTTTTTTCTTCTTGCGTTCATTCGATTACCTCCACTGTGACCACGTAGGCTCCGCTAGGGCTGAAATAGTCCCTGACTATAGTCCCATTAGGGATGAAGGGTGGGCTTTCTTGAAGAAGGTCGATGAATATATGTCCTCCGAACGCCTCTGGGAGCCTCTGAATTGCACCGCCCCTATCAGCACACACCCTCACACCGTAGTGGGGTATGCGCAACTTGGTTTTTAGTGGTATCTCAGGGGGACATGCTATGCCTTTGTCTATCCATGCTTGCCACGGTAAACCTAAGAGCTGTGTAATGCATTCTCCATTGACAATATTGGCAGGGTGGCAGTTAGTTCCCAGAAGTTTTGGGTTATAAAACGAAAGCCTCGCCTCGTAGGTGATCGGCTCTGGCTCCACTGCCACCGGGAATATCAACACTCGACTTCCTGGCAGGACCACATACGTGCCATCGGTTGTGTGCAGCACAAGGCGCTTTTCCACCAACACGCCGGGAGTGGTCGCCTGAACAGCACCTGTAGTAAAAACAAGCAGGGCGAGTACGGCTGCTATCCACCGTACTCGCCCACGTCTGCTGACCTTCATTTCGTTAGTAAGGTAACCTTCTTGGGCTTGCCATCCACCTTCGTGTAGGTGGCGGTGTGACCCGCAAGGCTATAGGTCTGGGTCGAGTCTAGCTGATCGCAATCGAACCCAGCCTCGTTCAGCACCTCCGGCCAGATGGTGACACCGAATTTAGTGAAAGGCCCACCTTGCACTTTCCAGTATGCCTTGCCCTCGTTCACGTTTGCCACCAAGGTTTCAGCAGAGAAGCTGTCTATCACCTCGCTGTCCGCAGGTGCTGCCAAAGGAACTGCCGTGGCTACTGGCGGTGCGCCACTACCCTGCGTGGGCAGTTCCGGTGGCTTTGCACCGTTCTGTGGCTGTGGTGTCATGGACCAAGACCACCCAAGGTCCTGCACGATACCTATCGTGGTCTTGAATCGCTCTAGGAGATTACCCTCACTCTCATCTCTGAGGGTCATCTGTACCCTATATCCCCTCGGCGTGTATGCCGTAAAGTTCAAACTTGCAGGTGCTTCGGTGTGTGTGTTTGTCATGATTACCTCCTGTAATCAATCTCCATGGGGATACGCGCATGCCCCGCAGCGCATACCCTGTTCGACACGCGCATCGTCCGGAAGGAACTCCCCACACTCTGGACATACCTTCTTGATGCAATCGGGGCATAGATTGTAGAACTCGTTGGGGTCAGCCTTTAGTTGGTGTAGGACAAAGTGATGATCGCAGCCATCGCATAACCCTGCCGACACCTCCTCCCTACCTTCGTCTGCAACCCATTCTTGAAACATTATCTCTTTCATAGCTCCCATACAACCTCCCTTTTTGGTGTTCAGGGGTGAGGCACAGACGGGGGAGTTTATACCCCACCCCTGTCAACCGGTTACTGGATACCTCTCACCCATTGATGAGAGGGAAGTGGATGTCCACTCCGCTGCACGGCTGACTAAGCGCAACGCAGGGGACATCTACTAATTCGTCTTTGCCGGTACTACAGCCACACGATGATGCCGTGTAAACAGAGCCTCATCATCATCCCTGCACCCCTCGGCGTCTTTCCGTAGGGGTGCAATGTACTCACGCCCCGTGAGGACGCTGCGTACTACCCACTCCCCTAGTTCACCAAGATCAGGGTCAAAGTAAGCATCTATCGGTGGTGGTTGTCGTGTTTCCATAGCGGCTCCTAGTGTGCTTGCGAACTCGGTGCTTTGATCCATGCGGCAAAACCATCATCCAGTGCTTCCTCAAGCCCCGATTTCGCCAAATACAGTTCACATGCCCTTCGGATTATCTCGCTTCTGGTGACTTCCCTGTCGTGTGCCATTGCCCGTAAGCGCATCTCCAACAACTTAGTGATTTGCGCCGACACCCAAACTTTCTCATCCATGGTGTTAGTATAATCTATAGTTGTCAACTTGTCAAGTTGGGGTTGTCAATACCTAAAACAGAACCGGACACCTGGGTAAGAGGTGTCCGGTATTGGAGGAAGGGCGCTGGTAAATGTGAGGGTATCAGACTCCACATTAAGGAGGTCGCGCCCAGAAGATATGTCTCGTCTATTGTACCACGTTTCGTTTGATACAGTATCCCGGCACCTTCTGCGCTTGACCGGCTATGTTGATGCGCCGCACCCTGACGCACTCCAACACACCGTCCCCGATGAGCTGTTTCAGCATGCCCCATGCGGTCGTGTGGGACATATCTAGCGCGATACACAGCTCGTTGACTGTCAAGGCATGACCGTCTTCGACAGTGGCACCAGCCAGTGCCTCTTGTACGGCTTCTACCAAATCAGAGTGAGTAATATCAGGCAATGTACACCTCCTTTGGAGGATCGGTCGAATAGAATAGTTTCTCCATGTGCCACCGACCATCATCTATAACGAAGGCTAACCCTCCGATCGTTGAAATGGGGGAGTTCTGCGCCCCCACCTTCTTAGCAAATTCATTCGCCAAGCAAAACGCTGGCGTCCTAACCGCATAGACTGGCAGAGAAGAAGGTGTATCATCGAACACATGCAAATGGGAACGCACCACTATGTCCGGCGGTTCCAAGCTATGCTCCTTATAGTTGAAGAACATTTGCAGCGCAAAACTACGTGCGCCTGTACCACGGGTCCACGGTAATTTGCCACCGGCAGATGCGGGGTGATGGGAGAAATTGAACCTTACTTCCCCCACATTCAAGTTGACGTCCTGTGCAGAGTAGTTGCGCCCCATCTTTTCGGTGCCGATGGTACGGCCTACTATCTCTTCGGCACCTGGGCCTTGCTTGACATGCACTGGTGTCCCTCTGACCATGTACATCCGCTTCGCCATCTTTCTGACTGGCTTCAATAATTCACCCGCCACGTATTCCATAGTCTCTGGGGATGCTGTGCTTAGTTGAGAGCCTGGAAAATGCCCACCCTCAACGATGTCGCCATTGACCACGACGGTCAACTCACGGCCCCGCTTCATGCTTTTGACTGTCTCCCAGAACTCTTCCCACCGCTCCAGTAGCCACTTCTGGGCGGGGGACGCAGCATAAAAACCACCGTCGTCAAGCGGAAACTGGAGTGGGCTGAGGCCCACTGCCGACCCGCAGTGCAGATCGCTTATGACCACCACTAGGTGTTTTGACATACTACGGGGCAAATACCTTGAATATTACTACCGCAGTGCCGGAAATCACAATCCAAATCAGCTTCATCAGCCAAGCCTGATTGGTTTCCAGGCGTTCCATCCGGTGGGACAACGATACTAACTCCTGGCTCATTCGTTCAGACGAATGGTTCAGGATCTTTACATGTTCTCGGATCCGATCAAGCTGTGCTTCCATCCCGCTGTCCTACCGTGTGGGCAATGTCGCTCCCATGCCACGTTTCTGCTTCAAATCCACTACTACTTGTGGACAGGAACGAGTAAGCACTGTGGACATTCTCTAAAGATGCGTAGTAGTCCACGTACTGCTTGCCTTTCTCATGTTTATCTACATCGTGCGAGGGGTTAGAAAACTCTGTCACCATCAACGGTTTACCTGCATGTGGCACCCTTTTGTACCACTGGCCGCCATCCTCGCTGTACATTTCTGCGGGTGTGGTCCAGTATGCGTGGGCGCATATGAAGTCAGCTTGATCCATGGCCTCCCAAGACTCTTCAAGGAACCTGATCGGGTCATACCTTACCTCGCTTATACTCCAACCTGGCGATAGGCCTGGGTATCCGAACAGTGCATCGGGCATTAATGGCTTCAAGGCGTTGACCACCTGTCTGAACCACATTGCAAATTCCGCGCCGTCTTTCCATGCTGTCCACATACCTTCGCCGGTTTCATCGGCCAGTTTTAAATTAGGCTCGTTATGCACCTCAAAATGCCGAACTGCCCCAGAATTATACCATTTTACCGCATCATCCCCGACTGCCTCTACAAACGCTGACGCGCTAGGGTTCTCCCTATTAACCTTGGCGAATAGCCTGACCATGATGAAGATGTCAGGGTCTATAGACCGTAGCACCTTTACAGTGTCCGCACTCTCGTTCGATAACCCTTTGTATGATTTGATCCTCCCCTGTTTGATGAGCTGCACAGTCTCAGGAAGCACCGCATGACCCCACGAGCCGTCGGCGCTCCCGTGGAGCCCAACAAGTGCCTTAGTTTGCGACACAGGCGGGCGTGGTGCAACGGGAGGCGCTGGGGCCGTATCAGTCATCACGTCGACGCCTGGATAGTGCTGGGCGAACCATTCTGTCATCTCTGCCGGATGATGACCGTGGAGAATCACGCGCCTGCTGTCCAGGTCGCCAATGCCAGCATCGTCCGCGCTGAAGCCGATAGTCTGCCGGAGCGCATAAGCGGCCTCTGCTGCGGCCAGCCACGCCTGCATATTGGCGTCGCTGTTCACCAGTCTGTAGGTTCTGGCGTACTCCACCCGGGGCGCTCCGCGTGTCATAGGGGCAACTTCCAGAAGGGCCGCCTCTGCCGCTCTGCGGCGCACCAACGCCTCCAGTTTCTTACCGCCTGCGAAAACGTAGTGCTGTAGCGCCGCAGCCGCCTCCATCGGCTGGCCCCGATTGACCAACGCAATAACAGGCTGAACAGCGAACACGCCCAAGTTATAGGCCGCAGATATAAGGGCCGTCTCCTGCTCTGGCGAGAGTGCCACCGTGATGCGGGTGGCGAGGGCGTCCGCGAAGTCTTCCACAGCCACGCGGAACCGGCGCTCTGCCACATCCTCTGTGATGGCTTCGCCCTCATGTGATATTGTTCCATAGCCTATTGACCAGCGCGTACCAATGTCGTGATACGCCTCCAGGATGGGCGGCCCGTTGGTTTCCCAGCGCTTAATAAATTCAATGGTGTCATCACTAACTCTCACGGCATCGCTTGCCATGTCTCTAGTATTCTGCCCTGTAACTCATCACAAGCGCGGTGGGTATCCTCGCTTACTTTTCCGAATATCGTCTCAGTGATCCAACAAAGGTGGGCTTTGTTTGCCTCAGCAATATGGCTCAGTTCATTGAGGCGAACAGCATTAAAGGTAACAGTGCCAATGAGTGCTAACCCTAGCACCACTATGATGGTGTCCAGCACCAAGGCATTGTTGCCATCCTTAGCTTTATTTTGGGGTGTCATTTCAGTAGTTTGCGGGGTAACACCACAACGCAGTGATTATTCTTCTGGTTTGTCAGGCCACACCACGTCGTCAACATCGTCGTACACCTGCGGGAGATCTCGCAGTTCCTGCCGGTAATACTCCCAGTCTATTTGGTCGCCTGAACTCAACGCACTGTCTGTCACTGCTGTCCAATCGCTGTTTATGAGCAGGCTGTCGCGGTTATCTCTCACAGGTTTCCACGCTATGTCATCTGCTATCTCTGCCCATGCCGCCTCTAACTCTGCCTGAGTAGGTTGCGGGTCAGAGTTATCTTCATCCCAACTCACAAACTCATGGGGTGACGGGGATTGCGTTAGCCGGTAACGATTGGCGTTTAATTCTAGATGGTGGATGCAGGCGTTTATATCCATGATTATGATTCCTTGTAAATCTCTACGAGGGTGTAATGCAAGACATTGCCGAAATTGTTACGTTCACCAAATCCACTGGTACTTACTGTACTAGCACAGTAGTGTTGAATTTCATATATGTTACTGCTGGGAGCTATGACACGGGCGGCACCGAATGAACGACTAATGGTTTGACCGCCAGCATCATCCTCAGCAAACTCCGCAGTCCCGTAGACATATTCATCGGGGTCAGCGGTAATGTCTGCTAGTCGTGTTTGATGGGTAGTCACCTGAAACGCTGGTGCTGACCATTTTATCAGGTAACTCCCTGCCGCCAACGTAAATTGATTGTCAGAAGCGGGAGAAACAGCTATGGTAACAATACCATCTGGGTCTGTTATCTCTTGGGTCAGGTCACGGGTACGCCACGCATCCTGCGTAAAGGTTCCAGACGCGGTGTTGGCAGCCTTCTGGTCTGCAATGATGGCGTAACTGGCGAATAGGCCACCGGCAGACACCACTGCTGTCCCGTCGGCCTTGGTGTAGTTGACGCATTGAGCGTCATTAGCTCCAGTTGTTACCCATTCAGCCACATCGCCTGCCGCCGTGGTGATGTTCGCCCCGCCCGGAAGGTCAAGGTCGGTGGCATCATGTTCTAGTGTCAACACCGCGTCGAATTGTGTAAAGAAGTGGCGGTCAGCCGCCACAACCCACGCCGTAATCGTTGTCGTGCCGGTAACATCGAAGTAGTCTCCATCTACCCCTACTGTCGGCGAACCGCTGGCGATGTCTGGGTCGCCCTTCTCCATCTGAATATAGTGTTCATTCGCATCCAAGAAGCCACCTAGCTGTGGGGTCGAGTCTGCTACGAGACTAGCCATACCACCTGCAGCTGGGTCTTCCCACCCGATCCCGCCACTGCCATCGACTGTTAGCACTTGGTCTTCGCTACCTACGGTGGTGATTGCCATTGAACCCGTGCCAGAACCTGCCACTAGGCCACCTTTGGCTATACCAGATATGTCAGTTTCGATACCACCACGCTCATGCTTCAGTTGCCCCGTAGAGGACGTGAAAGCAGCTAGGGCTACTGGGTCTTCGGCGCCATCGCCCACTACTATATTACCGTCCGAAAGCACAGCCATGGCTGTGATTGCAGCCGTACCACTCCCTAGCAATACGCCGCCAGTCGTAAGGGTGGATGCACCCGTACCTCCATCTGCCACCGGTACGTCAGTGCCACCGGCCCTGTATACGGCATTGCCTTCAATGGTGATGTCACCAGAACCGCTTCGGGCAATGGTTGTATCAGAGGCATGTCCTAATTCGATTGCCCCAGCTGTAGTAAGTGTGCTGTCATCATTGACGGTCAACGCTGTAGCTAGAGAGTTTAGGGAACTTCCTGAACTCCCCTCATTAGCTACCTGAAATACGATCGCTCCACCTGCGCCCGAACCTTTACCCTGCCCACCTTGCAAGGTGAGTGCGCCACCCGCCTGGTTGTTACTTGTTCCGGCAGTGGTTGCTCCCGCAGAAACTGATAACGCTGTTCCTGTGGCATTATGAGCGGAGGCTGTGGGATTTAGCTTGTTGCTGGCAAACAATAAATCCGTTTCGGCTTGTATTGCGGAAGTACCATTGCCGGTCAACACAGCGTTTGTTAGTAGGGTTGAAGCACCTGTCCCACCGTCAGCAACAGGAACGTCTGTACCGCCTGCCCGATAAATAAGATTACCTTCTACGTTAATATCACCGGCAGATGCGCGTGCAACAGTGGTATCTGTGGCCGCACCTACGTTCACAGCCGTGAATTGAGGGCTGTCAGTAGTGCCGACACCGATAGATGTGCGTAATGTTGCGCCACTCTCGGCTACAGGGTCGCCCGAACTCTGCCCTACAGCCACTTGTCCGTCAGTAAGTCGCGTCATTGCTGTAACTGCACCCGTACCCGAACCCAGTAATACGCCCCCGTCGGTCAGTGTGGCTGCGCCTGTACCACCATTAGCGACAGAAAGTACGCCACTGGCAGCATCTGCACGACTATAAGAAACAAGTCGCCATTTTCCTGCTTCAAATTCATGTAGTACGGCTATATCGCCTGCCGCCGTGGTTATATTGGTTGCGTCTGGAAGTACCAGGCTTGAACTATGGGTGAATGTTAGTACGGCGTCAAAGTGCAGTAATATGATTGCCCCTACGCCCCTGGTGGAAATAGAGGTGATCGCCGTTGTGCCAGTTACGTCAAAGGCATTACCATCCGTGTCAAGTGACAGCGCATTGGCGCTGGTTAAATCATCGCCTTTCTTCCACTTTGGAAAACCACTTGCATCAGCGTGGTTGAGGATGTCTGCAGCTAGTGCGGTACTATCAGATGCTATTGTCATGTTCCCACTCCTACCATCACTGGTTTACCTATGAGTTCTAACAAGCGCGGCTTCAGGCGCTTTAGATCCTGCTGGAATAGTGCTACCACACGGTAGCCCCTACTGGTCATACCAATGTTCCTGAGAACGTCCCTTGCCCGTCCTTCGGTAACACCGTGGAACGGACCCTGGTACTCCAGGTTTATTTTGTAATCCGGCAAGATAAAGTCGGCTCTTGCACCACCTAGTATACTACCACCGAGTACATTCCGTTGTACGTCAAAATTGATCTTTAGCTCCGTTAGTGCCTTATGAATGCGACTTTCGGGACCATTTAGCCCCGGAACTATGGCTACCGGAGGCAAGTCCGGCTTAGTAATGCGCCCTAGTTTCCGCGCCCTAATGAAGATACGCGGTGCTGATAGTGCCTTACGGGGACTGATAAGTAACCTTCTAGGCATTACGGATTAGCGAGTGTGATCGTTAGGGTTATCCGCATGGTCTTGTTGGTGGTCTTTGTGACCGCAGCAGCCGGTTGCCCGTGAATGTGCAGGATACCGCCACTGGATTGGTTGAATAGTCCTACCTCGGCTATAGTGCCGTTACCTTCAGTCGTGCCGTAGTAATGTTCTACGGTTATCACGCCGCCACTGACTGACTTGGTGTCTGGAGTGACCCGGTCTCCTATCTGAGACCCTATGCCCGTATTACTAATAGCTGGTGTGGTAGTACCACTGCCTACCGCAAGATGGGTCATGGTTGTGGGGCTACTGAGGCCGGTCCACTGGTTCGCGAGGGCTGTAAGCCCTAGGGTTGTTACTAAACTTGTTGCCATAATTAGTTGCTCCTATTCTACCACTCCGCAAAGTCCCAATCGAAATTATCCCACGTCGGGGGCGAGTCAGTGGCTACCACAGATACACTTACCGTAGCATCTACCGGCACCGATATTTGCGGCCACGGTCCACTCGTAGCGTCTACCATGACCACCTGCGCCTGGCGCTCGTCCTGATTGGCTGCTAATTGCTCTTCACTGGGGCGCAATACACTCGTCTTGGTGACATAAACAAGGTGCTGCCATCCCAGCATATCCACAAAACGCACTGGGTTCTCACTTCCTTCCAGCTCTTTTAGGAACTCTAACTGTTCTCTAACGGTCTTGGTTTCCGCAGTTCCATCCCGCAAACGGGTGCCACCCAGCAATAAACCGACCTGGTATGCCCGGATCGGATCTGGCCGGAGCAGGAAACTGGTAGTAAAACGCTCTATTACAGGTGTTTCAGAAGCATCTGACCCGCGTGTCAACGTGAATTTGAGGCGTAGATGCTTGCTGGTCGTAGTGATATCAGCCTCACTGAACGGCAGGACCGTCTTTCCGTCTGCGGTAATGTCGCCCAGAGCGGTATAGTTTGTACCCTTATCTGTGGAATACGAGACAACTATCTTGCGGCCATCGTCCGTGCTAAGGTTACGCGCATCTACTGATATGTCCCGGTATGCTT